TTTGACATTGTTTGAACATGGAAATTTGAGAATAAGAAATATTCTTTTGATAAGAATAATCTATCTCATGTGGGGGATTCTTTTGAATCTCCCTAACTATTTTAGGTATTTTTTTAGCCAAAACTTATTTTTTCCACTTATCACGACCTACTAATAAGCCAATTATACCATAATTAGCTATATCAATAAACGTGTCTTCCATTCCCTCTCCTTTAACATAGTTTTTACCATTAGAAAGAAGGTTTTTTAATCTAGAAATTTTATCTGTAAGTCTGATACATAAACCTGTTAATGAGAATTTTTTATCTGATTCATCAGTTAAATCACCTCCTAAAGCAATATTATTTAAACCATAATCCATATGTTTACGAGCAAACATCTCATACATTTCATCTTGAATGTGTTTAAACTCATCAGCTAATTCAGGATATTCTGATTCAAATACTTCTATAACTCCCAAACCATCAATGGTTTTTTCTTTTTTAGGAAGAGTATCACCCCATTGTAATTCCTCTTTTCTCATTTCATATGCTTTTCTACTATCACCCATTTACTTGTCCATTAGGTTTAAAATATTTTTCTAATATCTCTAATCTTTCTTCTGATGAAGCAAGTAATTTAAGTGCTTCAGTACAATTATCCCAATAATCCTTTGTTGAATGATCACCTATACCCGCTGGATTATTAGTTAATAATTCGATACTAGCCAGAGCTTTATTCTTATCAGCCTCTGCTTCTGATTTTAAAAATTTATATACTTCTAATTTCATAATAATTTATTTTGTTCTTTTTGTGGAACTCCCATTTGGTTCAATATACTAAAAATAATATCATCCTCCAAGAAATTTAAATAATCTTTTACCTCATTTTGAGAGCATTCCCAGTATTGAGATAAATACTTTAATAATTCCGTATTATGTTGTTTAATATTAGATTTTATATATTTGTTCCATTTATTATTTTTTGGAATATATTCTCGGTAAATATTATAAATTGATTTTTTTTCTTGAGGTGGCATTTCTTGTACATGATTTACTACATCAATAAAATCTTTATTCATAGACATAAATCTATGAACCATATAACTATTAAACAACTCCCAGTCCTTTTCTGAAAATGAACTGGCAGGTTGTTTATGATAATTTATTTGTTTTAACCAATCAAATATATTCTTCATTTAGCAGAGCTCGTCTTTTAATTCGTCTCTTAGCTCTACTGGGATACCATCACCTAAAATTTTACCATTTGTAGGATCATAAAATACTGGAATAGGCATGATAGCATCATTATCTGTACCAGCTACAAATTTAGATATTCTTCTAAGGATAACTCCTGATTGGAAAATACTTTTACCATCTGCATTTTTAATTGCTTCGGTACTTTTTAAATCAACATTAAGTTGAGGTTGTTGAGGTTGTTTATTCATATTACTTATTATTTATTATATTATTAATTAAACTCATTGCATTAATTTCTTTATCTATTCTAAAATTAGCTTTATATTGGTGATCATTAATTAAAATAGCTAATGTGCCTTCTTTACCTGGCATTATTTCAGAAGCATTATCATATAAAAATCTAAATAATTCTTCAAAATCATCAATATTAGAATCAGCTATAATTTGACGAATATTAACAAAACTTTTACTACTTGTATATCTTAATTCCCCAAGGATAGTAGCTAAATAGCTAGATGAAACTAGTAAAGAGTCATCTAGTTCTAATTTGCCCTTAGTACTACTAGTTTGGATCGTATTGAGCATTTTCCTTAGATCAGGATAGTATTGATTTACTATTTTACCAATGGCAGTCGGTTTATATTTAATGCCCTCCTTATCACATATCTTAGCTAAATGTACAGCTACTTCCTTCTTAGTTGGGGGAACTATTTTTAATACTTGACACCTTGATTGTAAGGGGTCTATAATTCTTTCTACATAATTACAAGTCATTATAAAACGAGTGGTTCTAGAAAACGACTCAATAATATTTCTTAATGATGCTTGAGCTTGTATAGTAAGAAAATCTGCTTCATCTAAAATAACAACTTTAATAGATTTAAAAGACATTACTGAAGCAAATCCAGATACTTTATCTCTAATAGTTTCAATACCTCTTTCATCAGAAGCATTAATATAAAGATAATCACAATCTAAGTTTTTAACGATTAGTTTAGCTAGTGTAGTTTTACCTGTACCAGCAGGACCATAGAGCAGATAATTTTGAATATCATTCTGCTCTAATTGTTTTGCTATTGATGATTTTAATTTATCGTTTCCAACATAATCATCTAATACAATAGGTCTATACTTTTCGTTTAATAAACTATTGTCCGTATTCACCATAAATTGAATATATTTTTTCTTTTGGTTTTTCTATTTCAATTTCTTCTGCATCAATTGCAAACAGACTACTATTTAAAGGTTCTAATCTATAATTACCTCTAAATCCTGTTTTTCTCATATATGCCTCTAAAGTATCAGTTAAGCTAGGATGAACTTCTTTTTCACCAATTAAACTCCACTTGTCACCAGGTGGTACTCTTTCTGCAATTAATACATTTTGTTCTACAATTTTAGTTTCTTGTGCCATAATTTAATTTTTAACTTTGTGCTAATCCAGCTGCGTTTGTAGCTGAATCTTGTAACACTCTTAGTTTTTCTTCAATTGACTGTTTATCTTGAGTCAATGTACATTCAGTTAATAAAACAGTTCCAGCAATTGATGCTGCATTTTCTAACGCCAATCTAGTAACTTTAGTTGGGTCTATCACGCCTTTTTTCTTAAAATCAACTACTTCTCCTGATTCTACATCAATACCAGCCCAATGATCATTTCCTGAATTACATAATTGATCTGCTAATATTTGTGTTTTAACATCATCATACCCTGCATTAATTAATATTTGACTAAAAGGTCTAGCACATGCTCTAATTACAATATTAGCTCCAATAGAATCTGCCTTTATACCGTTAGAAGCATATAATAAAGCAGCTCCACCTCCTGGTACAATACCTTGATCAAGAGCAGCTTTTGTAGCATGTAATGCATCATCTACTCTATCTTTTTTCTCTAACATATCAGTTTCAGTATTTCCACCTACATGTATAATAGCAACTCCACCTACAAATTTAGCTAATCTATTTTGTAGTTGTTCTACTTCATATGGTGTATTAGCTTTATCAATTTGTGTTTGTAATTCATCAACACGTGCTTCAATAGCATCTACTTCACCTTTTCCATCTACTATAGTTGTCTGTTCTTTATTAACAGTAACTTTTCTGGCAGAACCAAACCAATCCCAACTGAATTTATCTAGTTTCATACCTTTTTGTTTATCAAATACTTTACCACCAGTAGTGATAGCAATATCTTCTAAAACTAATTTTCTTCTATCTCCAAAATCAGGTGCTTTTACAGCACAAACATTAATTGTACCTCTCATTTTATTAACAATAAGAGTAGCTAATGCTTCATTATCAATATCTTCAGCTATAATTAAAAGTGATTTTCCTTGATTAGATACTGCTTCAAGAATAGGTAATAATTCTTTAACTGTATTTAATCTGTGATCCATAATTAAAATGGCAGGATCCTCTAAAACACTCTGCATTGTACTATTATCAGTAACAAAGTAAGGTGATTTAAACCCTCTATCAAATTGTAAACCTTCTACTGTTTCAAGATAAGTATCTCCAGTTTTAGATTCTTCAACATGAACTACACCTTCTAAACCTACCTTCTCAATTGCTTGAGCAATTAATTTTCCTGTTTCTTTATCATTATTAGAGGAAATAGTAGCAATTTGTTCTAATTGTCCTTCAGCTGATATATCTTCTGAAATGTTTTTAGATAAATTTTTAGCTACTTTTTTAACAGTTGACTCTATGTCTCTTTTAATTTGAACTGCATTAGCCCCATTATCAAGTGCTTCTAATCCATTTTTAATAATTTCTCTAGCTAATAGAGTAGACGTAGTAGTACCATCTCCTGCTTTGTCTGCAGTTTTCATAGCAGCCTGTCTAATTAATAATTGGCCTAAATGTGCACTAGGATCTGTATCTAAAAAAGCTTTAGCTACAGTAACACCATCTTTAGTAGATTGGGGTGGTTCGAGATGACCTTTATAAATAACAACATTTCTACCATTAGGTCCTAATGTTGAAACTACTGCATCTGCTAACTTATCTATACCCTTAAGTAATTTTTTTCTGGCGTCTTTGCCATATTTTATTTGCATTTCCATATTAAATATCCGTTAAATGTTCTTGATCTTCTTCTGTTACTTTTGTTTCAGCTAGTGCTTCTTCTACACTTACTTCATCACTAACTTTAGCTAAAACTTGATTTTCAGGTCCAACATAATATTCCTCACCATCAAATGGTAATTTAGTAAAACCTTGAGTTGGTAGAACGACTTTATCTCCTACTTTGACATGTGGTTTCATTAGTGATCCATTAATAGTATATCTACCAGGACCAACAGCTATAACTTCACCAAATGTATTTGTTTCTTTTCCCATATCAGGAACAATAATATTCCCATATATAGTTTCTTCTGCTTCTATAGGTTTAACTATACAAGCATCATAAAACGCTGTTAACTTGCTCATCTATAAATTGTTTTAAATTGTTTTCGATTGTTTTATATTGATCTAATACTCCATCTAGATCTCTAGTTTCTTTATCATGTTTCAGATATTTTGAAATAGCAAAAAGAGCACTACCTAAATTGGGATGAAATGAAATAGCCTTTTCATACGATTTAGATTTACCCTTTGATCTAAAATGATCAGAATTTTTTTGTACAGTTTGATTTACTGTGTGACACATATCATCAATAGTGATAAAATAAGGTTCTATCAATTTATCCTGAATAAGTGTGTGTGATTTTGCTTTTCTAGCCATATAACTTATAATTTTTTTTATACACCAATATACGAAAAAAACATTGCTAGGACACGTTTTTTTAGTAAAACTTATTATTTAATTTTAATAGATTTTGGTTTAGCTTCTTCAGCTAGTGGTATAAAAATTTCTAATAGACCATTTGCTAAAGTAGCATCAATATTACCTAAATCAAATTTAGGTGCTATTTTATACCTTAAATCAAATGATTTTTTAGATAAACCATTATGAATCATTCCATCATGGAATTTATCGTCTTCTGGTTTAGTGTAACTAATTTTTAAAATATCCCCTTCAATATCTAAGACTACGTCTTTTTTAGTAAGACCAGTACAAGCTACTTCAAAATGAAGTCCTGTATCGTCAAAGAAAATATTAAGTGGATGTGGTTGTTTGAAATTTCCAACAGGTTGAAATGTGCTGTCAGATTTAAAGTGATTCCTAAAAAGGATGTCGAAAGGACTTATATGCCTTTCAAAGATTTCTAATGTACTCATATCATTTTATTTTATGGGGCCGTAGCTCCCGGTTAATTTAAAAACATAACTTGTGCCCTAGCTACATGTTTTGTTTATTATACATATGTAATATAAATAGGAAGATTAACTCCTCCAAACTATTTTTAATATACTTCAGTTTCGTCTCCGTCAGTATCAAAGAAAAATACCTGTGTTGCTCTAGCGGAATCTATATCCCAACCAAAATAAGTAGGTGCAGCATGAATTAATTTAGCATCCCAAATAACACATCTATTAAAGATGTTTCCTATTTCATCTACCTTAACATAAGGAGTTGGATCAACATAAGTCTCACCATTAAAAGCACCCCCAATAGCATCTTCTCCTCCTCTACATTTAGTTACTTTATGAGCATAAAATGAAGTTCCCGCTTCATAAGGTGCATCTGGATTTAAATAAACAGCAGCAGCCCAAGTTTGACTATCACAATGATATACAGGTCTAAAATCTGCTTTATGGTTTTGAAATCTAGCATTCATACTATGTTCTTCCCATACTGTAATTTTTTTGCCTATAGTTTGTTCAAATTTCTCTTTAACACCATGAAAAAAGAATTGTTTTCTTGTTCTTAAACCTTCAAACCCCGAGTCATCAAAATACCATTGTGAAGTTACAAATTGTCTTAATGCCATAGGATCTGTATAGAAATCATCTATTACAAATATTCTTGGTTTATTATTTGGGTTTACAGCAAATTTATCTGTTTTTACTACGCCCCAATCGTTTTCTGGTTCTGAATCGTTATAATACATTGTTTAATTGTTTATTTGTTCATTTCTTGTCATATAATAAATACTGGAAGTATCTTCATCTGAAAAAGTCCATTTAGCTAGACCCTTTGATGATAAATAAAATTTAGTGTTATCACTATCTTTATTTACATTTAATATTTCTTTTAATACATTTGAATCAAAAGGAATATGAGCATTAACAAATACATCATTAACATTCCCTTCAATTTGATAAGTTACTTTACTAGAGAAATTAGTATTATCACCAAATACAAATTCACATACTGTTTCTCCATCTAAATTTTTAACTGCTCTAATTAATAAAGTATTATATTCACTAAGAGCATTTTTAGCTTTAATTAAACTATCAATATCTTCTCTTGATACATCTAATTCCATTTCCCAATCTAAATCCTTATACCAATCAATTTTAGGAATAATAAGGGGATCAGCTAAAGAATAATCTAATTCAAAATTAGCATCACTTATTTTTAATTTAGTATTTAATACTCCTTGTTTTTCTAATGATAATAATAAATCACCACTAGTAACAGCAACAAGTTTTTGTAATTTATTACTGTCAAATACAGCTATATCACCATCTTCCAATGGAAAATTTTTCATATTTACATTTGCAGCTAATCCATGACTACCTACATAAACTTTTACTTCATTGTTTTCAATTCTCCATTTAGCTTGGTTAAATTGTCCTATGTAATATTTAGAAATAAAAGATTGTAATTTGTTTTTACTTATCATAACTTATATTTTTATTGTTTCAAATGCATTAGCATAAGGATTTAAACTCAATTCCCATTCTAAATCAGTAAAAAATCCTTCTAATTTATTTAATAATATTGATTCAAATACGTTTTTTCTATCTGCAAATTGTTCCAGAAATTCTTTAATTTTTTTAGGCATATCATAATCTAAAAAAGCTAATGCCTCTATTTTATAAGGATTATCTTTTAAATAAACCCATTTAATTTTATCAACTTTAGTTATAGCATTATAATTTCTATCTAATTTCCAAAAACGAAGTAAATCATTATAACGTATAGCAGCTTTTACTGCTGCTGGAGCTCCCTTTTTAATTTCACTAAACATTTCACCAGCACGGGCTTTTACTCCTACATAATTATCTAATTTTTTAACTGAGGTAGGGTTACCTAATTTGACAATTGGTATTTCACCATTTACTATTTTCTTTTTAAATACTCTAATTTGTTTTAGTATATCTTCCCTTTGTGCTCCTTTTAATACTTGAGTTAAAATATCATTAAAAAAATCTCCTAATACAGGTGGAAAATTTGCTTTCATGAACTCTAAACCTTTAATATCTAAAATATCCTTTTCAATACCTTCTTGTTTAGTAATCCATTGAGCATATCTTCTAGTTGCTCTAAAGTAGGCAGATCTAATTACACATTCGGTTTTCATTTCTAGATAATGTTCTTGATCTTTAGGAACATTAAAACACTCAGTAGCTAAATCAGAATAATATTCATTTATTTCTTTTTCAAATGCAAATGCTACTTGTTCTGCATTATGGTCTTTAATATCACTAGGTAATGTTTTATAATCCTCCCACAAAAACTCTAA